GTCCTATCGCCTGATAGGTTACGTTCAGGTACGCTTACTTATTTCGTCCATTAATACCTCTCGAAAGAGGTAATGGAGATAGGTTAGTTGTATCTTGAACTCGAACTACTATAAAAGGTAGTTTAAATTCTCACACGTTTCGTACATCGATCTTATCAAGCCCCGCTGTTTCCAGCTTCGGATTTCTCTACTCTTCACGATCTTATCACTTCCTCTCCTTCTAAAGGGGCCCAGCTATCTCTCTCGAGGTAAGCATCGGTCTTTCGACTACCCCACACTCTTATCAAGCCCAGTACCTTTATTGATTATCAGTACCTCGGTCCCTTTCGGGACTACTCTTCGGAGTGTCAAAGGATTGTTTCACTAGAGGGTCTCACATAATGAAACCCTCCCCGTGGATAATTACCTTCTGGATCCCTGTTGCCAGGTGCTTTCTCAACTTCACAACTCGATCAAAGGACTCTTTTGAATCCTTGGGACGAGGTTGAAGTATTTGCCTCACGTTACGAAGCAGCATTGTTTTTGAATACATGCTACGCAACTCCATCAGATCAGACTCTTGAAACTTTTCTCCAAACTTGATCACATTTCTGCAACCACGTATGGACATTTCAATTTCCTTTAGATCTATCTTTAGACCCTGAAAGGCCTGTCGGATTTGATCTCTAATGGTAAAGTATGTTAGTCATGCCCTATCATCATCTGGACTCGGTTTATCCGATCCGGGTGGTAATAGTTCATGCTCCCACTTAGGCTTGTTAATGTCTTTCCAGTTAAAACCTGCGGTAGCCTTGACAAAACGACGTCATCTCATTTCAACTGTTTCCAGTATCGTGAAGCATGACGCGTAGAAATCAAGGATCGCTCTTTCAGTGTGTATGATGATAGGCTCCAAAGCCGAATTCATCAGTACCCACTGATCAAGCGCCACAGGTTTGACCCCAGAAGGGCCATACCAAGCCAAGGCCAAATTTCTGAGCCTTTTCGGCAAGTGATTTAGTACGGCTAAACGCGACTTAACGCGGTAACCATACCCTAACACGGATGTGAAACGACTGAATGGAGTCCCGTATTTACGGGCAAACTCTAAACCAGCCATCCCACTAAAGAAGGCCACAGCCAATTCCGCTAGCGGAACTGGGGAGCAGTCTTCCCCCTTAACGAAAAATCTCTTGGCGAACTCCAGGACCCCATTACGGGATACCAGAGATTTCGCTAGACCGATTTCTACACCAAGGTCTCGCATTAGTTGCAAGTACTGACGGGCCACACGGCCCTCAGCAATTACAATATCATCGCCTAATATGGCATAAGATGAGAAAGTTCCGATCGCATAGCCCTCTTTACGAGCGGCTCGTGCGACAAGGAAGTGGTGCGTCAGGGCAAGCATCCCTCAAGAAGAGAGAGCACCCATCGGCTGTCCCACGGCATACATAACATGGCTAGGAAGGCTACTGCGTGCAAATTTCTTTGCAGCAGCTGGCAATCTGTAGCCCCGGCCCACTAGTATCTCGGATCAGACTCGACCCATTGGATTACCATCCTTGGTTTCACCCAAGGCATAATTCAATAGGTACGCCTGTAGAGATACTGGTAGCCTGTCAGTGGCCGCCGACAAGTCGAATGATCAAAAACGGGTATGACCCCGTTCAATCAATCGACGGATCGGTGCCAACTGATTATGTGTACCGTCTGTAGGAAGGCGATCTAGCAGGTCGAAGACCGCTAGGTGGAGTGGCTTCATCAGTCACTGAGTCCAGCAATCAACCATTGCAAAGACTCTCACCTTCCCCGCAGCTTCCTGTTTCAATCCAAGGCGCCCCACTGCATGGGGAAAATCCCTAAATATTGCAGTTGCAGGGCACTCAGGATCTATCAGTGATCCAGCCGCCAGGGCAAGCGCCTCTATACGTTTCACGAAATTCCAGTAACGGTCCCTTAGGTAAGGGCCCGCCACTGAATCATGGAACTCAGCGAACTGAGACCAGATCTCGCTATTATATAGAGAGATTGCCGCCTGCTGTATACCGACCCAAGAAGTCGAGTATTTAAACCCGGACTTCTCGTCCAGTGCAGCAGTTGATGGACTACTTTTATAAATCATAGCCTTTACAGGACTGTGAAGTTTCTTTTTCAGGTCTCCACGATTTGAGATTCCAACCCATTGGAAGAACGACTTTATATCGTCCTGCCAGTAGGCTTCCTCTCTCACCGGGACTCCAGGAGCAGTGATCGTCTGAAGCCTTAGCGTTCCTTTATACTCTATCACCCTATAAAGGGAGAATAGACTTAATCAGATACGCAGTGCTTTACGATCACCCGCTCGTATTAGTCCACGCTGGCTGCGTGGGATAATACGTGGAAATCCATCAGCCGAACGAGACACCGCGACTTTAAGACCGCGAGTCCCATCTAACTGCATCCCTCCTACCGCCTGCATTAAGAGCGTGTTACACGCTTTTAAATACAGGACCAAACCGGGTCTCCCCGATTTGGCAAGTAGACGGAACGCAGCTCTAGTAAAGACTACTGTAGCTCTTGTCCAAGATGGTTTCTTTCCTACCAGGATTAGATCAACGATTCGATTGAATCAATTGATCCAACCCCTACCAGATTTTACACTGGTAATCCTATTAAAAAGAACTTTTAGTTCCCGTAATTCTCCTGAACGCAACATACTGATTAAGGAATTGTTATTTCTTTTCATATGTTGAGTTTAGGCTTTCAAACTGAAGATCCCCGCTGCTAGACATACCAATAGGAGTATTAGTCCGTAAGCATGAGCGCTATGCGCCAGCGGAACGGTTTACCGTCTCTTAACTTCAGTTAAGGATGAGTGACCTGGGCAGAACCTACTCCCCCCTCGCATTAGCGAGAGAGGTACATCGTCTTGCAATACCCGTGGAAATTAGGAAGCAAAAAAGAACTTTCTAACCTTCAGTTTCCCCAATACCCGATGGATACTGGGGGCTGCAGGATCCCTTCTAAGGGGGCCGAAGCCTAGGAGAAATGAAACTTTATCCGAAGACCAGTTCCACACTCCCAGAATGGGGGTTAACCCATTCAGAAAGTTACTCGTCAGGTACGCGACACTGGTTATTGCTAACACAGTGCTTACGCACAGGTGGAGGTTTTAACCTGGTTATGGACTTTGAAGTCCA